CAAGCGGAGACGCGGTCCAGACTTCCGAGCAGGTAAGAAATACTCTAAATATACCGATGGCCGCATCGGAGTACGCAAACTTGCGTCTCGCGCACAATGGACGATTGAGCGATTTGATGTGGACAAGACAACAGGAGATGTCCTGGGTGTCCGCCAAGAGCAAAACTACGGAATTAAGAGCCTTTTCATACCGTCTAACAAGATACTACACTACAAGACGACGAACACGAACAACGACCCATCTGGACGCTCTATCCTACGGAATGCATATTCTTCTTACCAGTATCTTAAGAACCTTCAGAACATCGAAGCGATAGCAGTAGAGCGTGAGTTACATGGTGTCCCAGTTGGTCGTATTGCCGCAGAGTACTTAAGTCCAGATGCCACAACAGATCAAGCCTCCGTCCGAGCACAGATGGAAAAGATTCTACGCGACCTTAAGTTTAATGAACAAGGTTATGCGCTTCTTCCTTCTGATGTCTATCGTGATGCTGATGGGAAGCCTACTAATCAACGTATCGTGGACATCGAACTTATCGCATCAAATGGCTCTCGAAACATTGATATTAACCCCATTATCAATCGTTATCAGCATGATATTGCTCGTAGTGTTATGGCTGAGTTTCTAATGCTAGGAGCAGGGGCTAATGGCTCTTATGCACTGTCTAAGTCTAAAACTGACTTATTCCTACGATCTATGGAGTCTTATATTAACTCTATCTTTGACGTGTTGAATACACAATTGGTCAGACCACTGTGGCATCTTAACGGTCTTAACTTTGACCATATGCCAAAAGTCAGAGCAGGTGATGTAGCTCCACACGATCTACGTGAACTAGGTGCATACTTGAGAAACCTAAACGGCGCAGACATTAGCCTAGCAGATCAGACAAGCATTGTTAATGCCCTTCTAAGAAATGCTGAGCTACCTGCACTAGACGAAGGGGTTTATGCAGAGAGCCGAGGGTTCGCACAAGAAAAAGAAAGAGCTTTGGCTGACTATTACGATGGACCTGACGATAACGTAATAATACCTAAAGCTCCAGAAGAAGGTTAATCCTATGGCTAGTTTAGCAGACAGAGTATTCGACAACGGCCTTACAGTGCTTGATACCGAAGCAAATCGTATTGATATTACCTCACAAGAGGTTACGACATACACAGAAGCGACCAGTACCTACACTTTAGGCAATTCTACGTCACTTGCTATTGGCGCACCTGCTGATCGCTCTGGTGGTGGTCGTGAAGTTACAGTTTCAGCTATTTCAGACGGATCAGTAAGCTCAACAGGCACTGCAACCCATTATGCTGTTGTTGATACCGCAAACTCTCGTTTACTCGCTACAGGCTCTCTTAGTGCATCACAATCAGTAACTTCTGGTAACACCTTCTCTCTAGGTTCGTTTACTATCGGTATCCCTGATCCTGCATAGGTAAACAATGACGCAATTTAAGTACCCTTTACGTACTAAAGTGACAACCACCTCAACTGGCACTGGGAGTGTTACTCTTGGCAGTGCTGTTGATGGATACCAGAGTTTTTCTGATGCGCTTTCTGATGATTGCTTTGTAAAGTATACTATAGAGGATGCTAACGGCAACTGGGAAGTAGGCACTGCGTATGTTACTGTTTCTACCAACACATTAAATCGTTTCAGCGACACTCACGTAGATAAAAGTAGTTCTGGCAGTAGTCGTATTGATCTTAGTGGTGATGCGGTGGTTTACGCCACAACCTCGCACGAAGAAGTTGCTAGTCGGCAGTTACTGACAAATGGCACTGTGAGCGATCAATCTTCCCTTTCTTACGGTTGGCGAGCAGGAACGAGTGGGAGTCTTAGTAGTAACGCACGTTCTACTTTCAGTAAGTATGAACTTTTACTAGATCGCCTTACTCCTGTTTCGGATGCTAAACTTTACTTGAGAATAAGATACGGAAGCTCATATTACAGCAACTCCACATCTAGCAGCTCGATTTATCAAGGGCAGTATATAGAAACTAGTGGTTCAACAGATTATGCTCAGGCCACAACGGCAAGCGTTCACCACTTGAGTAGATACACAAATGTTGGTGGTGGCACTTATGAAAGTGGCTGGTCTGGAAAAATAACATTTATGGTAGACAGAGATGAGTATGGCGTTACTCAGTACCAGCAAATTAGTTCCCTTGGTGGCTACATAAGTTCTTCTGGCTACCCAATAACTCACCACGCATTCACTGAGTATGGATCATCAACAGTTGATATTCAAGGTTTCTATTTATACGCCAGCACAGGCAACTTAGATACTGGCAAGTGGAGCTTGTACGGTGTGAGGGACTAACATGTCTGAAGAAGTAGAAGAAACAGAAGCCGAAGCCAAGTACATTGATCCTGCTGAACTGGAAAGAATAGAGGCGATGGACGTACGTTGGGAAAGAGATCGCTTACTTAAAGAAACTGATTGGTGGGCTGGCTCAGATCACACAATGTCACAAGAGCAATCTGACTATAGAGTGGCTCTAAGAAATGTTCCACAGCAAGAAGGCTTTCCGTTTGAGATAACTTGGCCTACTAAACCTTAAGGAGTTAAATCATGGTAGGCTTCAGCCCACTAGGTTCTTCTCCTCTAGGTGATGATGGTGCAGAAAGCGTAGAAAACTACGATTTAACTGCCAATAACATTACCTCTGGAACACCAGAAGCTAATAACGCCACTTTAACTCAAGGCCACTCTCTAACCCCGAACTCAGTAGAAGCTCAAGCACCCTCTGTTTCCACTGCTGCCCTTACTCAAGATCATTCTCTTGTTGGCAATGTAGTAGAAACCCAAGCACCCTCTGTTTCTACTGTAGCTCTTACCCAAGACCATAGCCTCACAGCCTCTAATTTAGCTACAGGAACGCCAGAAGCTAATCAGGCTACCCTGACTCAAGATCATGGTCTTACCGCATCAGCAGTCCTCACAGGCTCTCCTACGGTATCTGATGCAGACATAACTGAAGATGAAGTCTTAAGTACTGGCTCTTTAGTTTTAGGTAGCCCCTCTCTTGGTTCTCCATCTCTCTCACAGGATCACAGTCTTACTGCCAACAATATCACTACTGGCAGACCCAGAATACAGAATGCCAGCGACCCAGAAGCGGTAGTAGCTCAAGAAGTACAGGAAATAGAACAAATGATCGGTGGTTGGACAAGAAGAGCATACGAGGTTCCTGACGGAAGACTTGTCCAAGGTGAGCGTGAAATTCAACAGACTTATGGAGATAAAGTCTCGATTGACCGTAAGGCTAAGTCTCTAATCAAGTTTGGTCGTTCTGCTCAGTTAGGTACAACAAGTTTAGAAACAGTTTGGACAGTGGGTGGTGATGAAGTATACGTTACAGACAACACTATTTCCCACGTATCCTCTTCTTCTGGCTCTGACACACAAGAGGTTACTATTGAAGGTCACACGATAAGTGATGGAGAGTTTACCTTCGTTGTACAAACCGCAACGCTAAGTGGTCAAACCAAAGTTGCCTTAGACACAAGCCTCGCTCGTGTATCTCGTATATACAACAGTGACAGTACAGAACTTGTTGGTCGTGTTGTTGTATACGAAGACACAACTATCTCAGGCGGTGTTCCTACAGACGAAACTAAGATACATATTGATATTCCTGCAGGGTTCCAACAGTCATTCAAAGCTGCAACCACATTCAGTAAGAATGACTATTATATAATCACTGGTTTCTATGGTGCAGTGAGTGTTAAGCAAGCAGGTGCCGTAGACTTTTACTTAGAGATAAGAAACGCAGGTAAGGTTTTCCGTCAAGCTGGTTGCTTTACAGCGTCTTCTACAGGTGGACCATCTGATGTGTCTATAGACCCACCATTGATTGTACCTAAGAATGGTGACATCCGTATACGCTGCGAAACAGAAACGAATAATGTTGTAGCCTTTGGCATATTCAAAGGTTATCTAGCGAAAGTACTCTAATGCCTTATTCCAGTAATGCAGAACTTCCTAAAGCGGTACGTCAAACTGTACCAGAGGATAAGCATACTCAATTCCGCCGAGTGTTCAACTCAGTCTACGAAGACACAAAGAGTGAACAACGTGCCTTTCAGTCAGCTTGGTCTGCAGTAAAGAAACGTCAGATGGACGATGACATATTTACTACCCCGGCAGAAGCTCGTAGCCGTTCTTTCATGCTAGGGTTTGATGGAGACATCCACACTCATGAGGTAGGTGCTGTTGTGTACTACATGCCAGGTAAAACTCATGATGACTATCTTAACTATCATAAAGAGCTTGCAGGTATTCAAGAGATTCCTCAGGAACAAGAAGAAGAAAAAGAAGAAGACCTTCTAGCTCGTATCCTAAATGCAGTTATCCAAGAAGTCACTAAGGTAGAGACTAGCTCCCTTGCTGCCAAGGTTAAAGAGCATAATGAGAAGCATGGAGACAAAGGTAAAGTTACCACTTCCATGCTACGTCAAGTATATAACAGAGGTGTAGGCGCATATAAGACGAACCCAACTTCGGTACGTCCTACTGTCTCATCTCCAGAACAATGGGCAATGGCTCGTGTCAACAATTTCCTACGTACTATTAGAACAGGCCGCTTCCGTAGTGGTAAGCATGATACTGATCTCTTACCTTCTAAACATCCTCTCAGCACACGAAAATCACAAGTATGGGATGGAAGCGATCTACCAACGCAGGAACAGGTTGATAAAGCCGATAAGCCACTGAATAAGCCCTTCAGACTTCCTGCAGGATCAAGCAAGAAGTTTGGAGTTTATGTAAAAGACGGAGATCGCACAGTTAAGGTCACTTTTGGAGACCCTAACATGGAGATTCGTCGTGATGATCCCAAGGCTCGTTCTAATTTCCGCAGTCGTCACTCTTGCGATACAGCAACAGACAAGACTTCTGCTCGTTATTGGTCATGCCGTATGTGGGAAAAGGGTACTACAGTGACTGATTTAACAAAAGACATCGAAGGGCAAATCCTAAAGACTGATGATGAACAACGCATCGTCTATGGATGGGCCTCTGTCATCACTGAGAAAGGTGAACGTGTTGTTGACCGTCAGGGTGACGTAATCGAAGCCGAGACACTCGTTAAGGCCGTGAATGACTTCATGGAGAACGTTCGTGTCGGTAAAACCATGCACACAGGCGAACAGACAGGGATGGTTATCCACTCTCTGCCGATCACCAAAGAAATCGGTGATAGCCTAGGCATACAGAGTGACCGTGAAGGCTGGGTCGTAGCTTACAAAGTTTATGATGACAGTGTTTGGAATATGGTCAAGTCTGGTGAACTTGCGGCCTTCAGCATTGGCGGTCGTGCGATTAAGGAGAAGATACATGAACCTTCTTAAGCAATTAGAGCTTGATGAGCTATCTTTGGTGGATCGCCCAGCTAATGCGCAAGCCAAGGTTGCTCTATTTAAGCGAGATACAGAGGAATCTGATATGACTAATGAAGTCGAAAAAATGTCCGATGACCTAAAGGCAAAACTAAAGCCTTACATGGACAAAGGAATGAATGAAGAAGAGGCTATGAAGGCTTACGAAATGGACATGAAGAAGTCCGATGAAGAGCCTGTAGACCTAAGCTTGGATGTCCTAGAAGCAGAAGTGGAAACACTGAAAGCTCAGAACGAGGACCTTCGTAAAGCTCTTATCGAGAACGGCTTTGTGATCAAAGCTGACGCAATCGAAAAGAAAGAAGAAGTAGAGACTATTGAAGTGAACGGTGAGATGGTTGTTAAGTCAGACATCCCTGCTCCTGTCTTGAAAGCTCTTGAAGAAGCTGCAGTAGAGAAGCGTCAGGTTGAACTACGCAAAGCTGCTGAAGCTGAACTACCCCACTTTGACATAGAAGTTGCTATGGCTCTTCTAGATGTCATCAAAGGGGAAGAAAAAGTCCTAGAAGCACTTAAGGGCGCAGATGCTGCCTTTGCTGCTGCAATGGACGAAGTGGGAGAGAAAGTAGTCGATGCCGACATGCTAGACCCACAATCTAAATTGGACAAGATGGTAGAGGCACATGTCGCAGAGCATGGAGTCAACAAATACGCTGCTTTTGATGCCATCAGTAAAACAGCAGAGGGTAAAGCCCTCATTGCCAAAACTTATGAAAAGGGTGAGTAATCATGGCTGTACAAGAATCGCGTGATACACGCACATTTATTGCTGGTGAAGACCTGTCATCTTCTCAGTTCAAATTCGTAACACTGGAATCAGATGGTCAAGTAGACCTAGCTGACTCCGCAGGTGAAAACTGCATGGGTGTAGTTATCAATGACCCTGCTTCAGGTGGAGAAGCAACCGTAGTTGTCTCAGGTAAAACTGTAGTAACTGCTGGTGGAACAATCGCTGCAGGTGCAGCTATTGCAACAGACGCATCAGGCGATGCTGTTACTGCTGCTTCTACTAACATCATCATGGGCTATGCTTTGGAAGCTGGTGTTGACGGTCAAGTCATCGCCGTAGAGCTAATCCAAGGTGGTAACGCTGCTGCATAACCTGTAAATAGGAAGGAATAACAACAATGCCTATGTTAACCGCATCGCAGGTACATATTGATCAGCCGCTTACAAACCTGACAGTAGCGTACCTACAAGACCAAAACAACTTTATCGCAGATAAGGTCTTTCCAAACGTAGCAGTCGATAAAAAGACTAACAAGTACTACATCTATGATCGTGAGAACTTCTTCCGCAACGAAGTAACTGCTCGCGCTCCACGTACTCGTTCACAACGTATCGGCATGAGCCTATCAACCGCAACATACACTGCGGAAGTACGTTCATTGTCAACAGACTTTGACTTCGAGACACTAGCCAACGCTGACACAGCACTAGACATTCGTCGTGGTGCATCAGAAATGCTAACACACAATCTATTGATTGACCGTGAGAGCCGTTGGATGACAACATTCTTTGGTACAGGTATCTGGACTACAGAATATACTGGTGTTGCTAACGCAGACAACGATACTGCAGCAGAAGTCACACAGTGGGATGACTACACAAACTCAACACCAATCGTAGACGTAACTACTGCTCGTCGTGCGATGCAGAAAGCTTCTGGTGGCTTCAAGCCAAACAAAATGGTTGTTACTCGTGATGTTCACGACACACTAGTCAACCACCCAGACGTTCTAGCACGTATCAACGGTGGCGCAACAGTTACTAACACTGCTTTGGTAACACAAGCTAAACTAGCTGAAATCTTTGAGGTTGCAGAGTACTACATCGTTGACGCGATTGAAAACTCTTCAGCAGAAGGTGTAGCAGAGTCACTAGACTTCGTAGCAACTAAGAAAGCTGCGTTGTACTATGCTCCAAACTCAGCAGGCTTGATGGTTCCATCAGCAGGTTACAACTTCACATGGAACGAACTAGATAACGCATCTGGTTACGGTATTGACATTCGCTCATATACTGGTGACTTCCTACGTGTTGAAGGTGTTGCAGAACTTCTAGAGGCAAACATGGCTTACGACCAAAAGGTTGTAGGTGCCGATCTAGGTGTATTCTTCAACACAGTCTTGTCATAAGGAGTAGGTGCATGACCCGACCACCTTTCCAATACGACAAGCCGATCTTCGTTCGCAATCCTCGTGGTTTGCTAATGAATGGTAAGCGTTATGAAAAGGGCGATCTCGTTCCGTGGAAGGAGCGGGGTCTACCCCTAGCCAACATCGAGCGTCTTTATAACGAACATCACCTTCATCATAACGAAGACATGGAAGAGGCGGTGAAACCTCCAGTCGGAGATGGGTTGGACGAGATGACTGTAGAACAGCTACACATCTTAGTTAAGACTATCAATGACAAGGTTAAAGCTAAAACCGAGAGCACTGTAGAGTTCGACAAGAAGAAATGTCGTTCATCTAAGATCAAAGATAAGCAAGCTGGACTGATCCGCTCATGGCGGAGAAACTACGGACACTTAGAGGCTGAATAATGGCTTGGACATATGACGAAACTAATCTGGACTCCACTACGGCTGCAGGTCGATTAAATGTAGTTCGACTTCTCATTGGTGATACTGACACTAACGATCAGCTCATCAAGAATGAAGAGATTACTTTCGCTCTAGCCCAAGCTAATGATAATGTCTACTTTGCTGCCTCGTGGTCAGCTAGAACTATCTCTGCGCAGTTTGCTCGTAGGGTTACAACAAAACTAGATGGGGCCTTAAGTGCTAATTACAGCGATCTCGCTAAACAGTACAAGGCCCTATCTGACGACCTTCGTGAGCAAGGTCAAAAGTATTCAATGACTTCTGCCAGCCTTAAAGCTGGTGGCATCTCTAATGCTGCTATTGATGCAGCTCAAGCTCTCACTGATCGTCCTTCTGCTGCTTTCTCTAAAGGGCAGTTCGATAATCCACCTAATGACAGTCAGTACATTCGGGATTATGACTAATGGGTTTCAGAGCATACGACCTCTTAAAACTCGTAGAGGAGCATGGGGAAACTCTTACTCTGCGTAAGAAGACCTATGGTGCTTACAACCCTGCTACGAGCGCAGTGGGTAGTACTGCTACTGATGACTACTCTATGACTGCTTACTTCTACAATTATGAACTAGGGGTTTCTGACCTTAACAACATAGAGCGTGGTATGCGTAAGTGCTTAATTTCCGCTCTAGGTTTAGCTATAAGTCCTGATACAGAAGATGAGATCATAGGTAACGGAGACAGGGTTAACATTACTAACGTAGTTACTCTATATTCCGCTGGCCAGGCTATCTGTTATATTTGTGACGTGAGAGAATAATGCAGGTTACAGTTCGTAAAGCGCAGATAGAAAAAAAGTCTAAGAGACTTGAAGATGCCGCAAGAAGACGTATATATGATGCATTGGACGAAGCTATTGACTATCTTAGTTTCAATGTTCCAGTAGACACTGGAGCCTACGCCAACTCCATGCACTTAAATGTTAGAGGAGACTCATCTGGACAAGGAGAGACCTCTAGAAGAAAACAAAGACAACAAGCTGCAGACCCAGTACTCAATGAGATGGAGACACGTCTAAGAGCAGGTCTAGAGGTTATAGACCCTTTAGATGGTGCAACTATTGTCAATAATGCTCCCCACGCCAGATATGTAGAAAACAGGTTTGGCATCTTTGATCAACTTCGGAACTTCTTGAGATGAGCACTATCTATCAACATATACGCCGTGCTTTAGAAACCAAGTTGTCCAACGAGGGGATCGCTGACATAGCCTATGAAAACGTAGCCTATAGTCCTACTACTGGTACTAGCTTTTTACAACCAGTTTTTATCCCGACAATCCGTAGACCTTCCGTAATGGGAACAAGCCCTCAACAAAGAAATCAGGGTTTATTTAGGGTTCTTTGTCACGCTGCAGAAGGTACTGGGCCTAACGCTGCTGATAGCCTTGCTAACAGCGTTATTGATGCCTTTGAAGCAGCTACAGATGTTAGCTACGATACAGGCTCAGAAACTATCTTGGTGTCTATAGACTATGCTGAAAGATCAGCAGGTTTGCTAGATGCCCCTTGGTACATCGTCCCAGTCAACATTGGCTGGTATATCTATAATTAGGAGAAAATAAATGGCCTTCGCACAGGGTTCACGTTCCACACTTTCGTTCTTGGAAGAGAGCACCTTCGGCACAACGCCAGCAGGTAACTTCCAGAACCTTCCGTTCACTACACAGTCTTTGAACCTATCTAAAGATCGTGTTGCTGGTACAGATATTCAATCAGACCGTATGCCACGAGTTGACCGTCATGGTAACCGTGTTGTAGGTGGTGACATCGTAGCTGACCTTCGTCATGCTGAGTTCGATACACTTATGCAAGCTGCATTGATGTCAGACAACGACTTCGCTACAGGCTTTACTGCAGGTGACGGTTCTACAACTGTTACTAACGCAGCTATCGCAGGTACAACACCAACATTCTTCTCACTAGAAGATTACGCTGCAGACATCGACCAAGCTCGCTTGTTCACTGGTTGTACTGTAAACACAATGTCAGTCTCTATGGCTCCAAACCAGATGGTTGCATCTACTTTTGGGATCGTAGGTAAAGATATGTCAATCTCTGCCACACAGAAGACACAAGATGCTTCTGCTGGTAACTCACCATTTGATGCTTACTCAGGTGACATCAAACTAGGTAACAAAGGTACTCTAGGTTCAGCCTTGACTTTGATTACTGCACTAGACTTCACAGTGACAAACAACTTTGCGCCAACATTGGTTATTGGTGAGAGTACAGCGTCTGCACTAGAGTTTGGTATGATCTCAGTTGAGGGTACAGTCTCTGCGTACTTTGAAGACGATACATTCGTAAATCGCTTCTTGAACGAGACTGAATCTTCTCTAGAGGTATCTGTTGGTGATGGTTCAAACACACTAACATTCCTATTCCCACGCATCAAGATTAACTCTGCTGATGTGGGTGTAGATGGTCCAACTTCACGTATCGTGAACATGTCATTCGTTGCTCTACGTGACGACAGTGATCTATCGGCATCTACAACAGACACAAACACAATCCTGAAAGTTCTTAAGTCAGGTGCGTAAGTAATCCCTAGCTAGGGCGAGGGGAGTGGTTGTCGGGTGCTGCTCCCCTCATTTAACTAACCCGACTGTTAACTCGAAAAGGAAACTCGATATGGATCTTATGAATCTAAAACCTACTTCTGATATAGTAGAAGTTACTCTTAAACATCCTACCACTCTTGACCCTTTATTGAATGATGATGGCTCAGAGATGACTATCACTCTATACGCATCTCATGCAAAAGAGTATAAGAAGGTAGTACACGATCAACAGGATCGTCGCATCAAGATGATGCAAAAGAAAGCCAAGACTCAGATCACGGCGCAGGACATTGAGCGTGACTCCATTGATCTACTAGCTAAAGTTACGTCAGACTGGAATATCACTTACGGTGGGGAACAACCAAAACCTACCCCTGCTAAGGTCAGAGAAGTCTACACTGATGTGTTCTGGATTCGTGAACAGATCGAGGAGGCTTTCGCTGATAGCTTGGATTTTACGACAGCCTGATCGAAGACCTTTTAGAGTATGCCGAACATAGTTTTACTCTAAATGCTACAGACAAAGATGGCGTGTCGCTTAAAGACCACCTAACTAAAATAGAGGAGCAGACTGGAGTTACACCAAAGGAATTACAAGGACAACCTTTTCCACTGATGGTGCAACATATCTGGTCTGCTTTTGTTACTTTAAGCGAGTCGCGGTCAGCAGGTTTTAGTGGGCCTAATCCACTGTCGTACACAGATATAAAAGCTTGGATGGACCTGACCAACGAGCACCTATCCCCCCGAGACATTGAGGCGATAAAGAAGCTGGACACAGCTTACCTAAGGAAGCAGTATGACTGACATCTTACTAGACATAGGCGTTAAAGGCGTAGATCAGCTAAAAGCTGCCGCCGACGAACTTGTCAGAAACGGCAGGGTCTCTAAAGAGCTTGCTAAAGATTATAATACCTTAGGTGCAAACACTCTTAAAGTTGTTAAGATAAAGAACGAGCTTCTTGCTACTGAAAGACGGTTAAATAAGGCCTATGGTGCAGGTCGTATTAATTTAACTGAGTATAGTGCAGCTATCGAAGAGGCTAACAGAAAAGCCAAAGAGAAGATACTTGTAGATGAGCGTCAAGTTAAACTGGCTAAGCAAAGACAGGCGGCATTAGATAAAGAAAACAATAGGATTTCACAGCTTACTGCTACTTATCGTAAAGACATCTTAGCTAAAAAAGCTTATCTACAAGCACAGCGTGATATTAGGGAAGCTGGCAGACGTAATATCATCACGCAACAGCAGATGCAAGATGAGCTTCGCAGAACTGCCACCGAGTTTGCAGAGTTTAACAGAGGCCTAGCTACTGGGGGTAATCAGTTCGCTAAGTTCAATGTAGAAGCCTATAAAGCTAACCAGCGTGTTAAGCGTTTTGCTTCTGTAGGAATGCAGCAAGCAGGTTATCAGGTTGGTGACTTTATTGTTCAGGTTCAATCTGGGACAGATGCCCTAGTCGCCTTTGGTCAACAAGGTTCCCAGCTTGCAGGTATCTTTGGCCCTGTTGGTGCTATTGTAGGTGCATTGATTGCAGCAGGTACATCTATTGCTATGGTGTTTAAGCAGATGAAAGAGGCTGCTGAGGGTACTGTAGAAAATATACAACAGGCGTTTAATAAGCTACCAGAGTTCTTTAAAACCCTAAGCTATTCTATATCTGATCCTTTTGATGATGCCTTTATAAGAATCGAAGAGCGTTATGGATCTCTTTTAAAAAACATAGCTGAGCAACAACTAAAAGCCATGAGAACCGCAGCTACAGGGTTAATAGACCCTGCGGCAGAATTAGTGTCCCCTGGACTTATGTCTAAGCTAAAAGTTACTTTTACTCCTTTTCTAACTAAAGAGGAAAGAGCTGAAAGATTTAAATCTCTTAGCCTTGAAGAAAAGGCAATACTAAAGATACAAGAGCGTCTTAGAGAGCAGGTAAATGTCGCAAAGAACCTTAATCAAGTTCTAGGGGCGGTACAAGATGCCCATGCTAACATCGCTGTAGTTAGTGAGAAAGCTGCAGATGCATTTGCTGCACAAGCAGAAGAAGCTGGTCTTGTAGCTCTTATACAAGAAAAACAGGATAACGAACGAGCGGAGAGACTGAAGAAGGAGAACGGTATCTTTCTTCTACAGAACAAGGTTCGCTTAAATATTATTGCTGACATATCTGCTGCAGAAAATAAGTTCTTAGAAGAGAGGGCTAAATTTAACAGCCGTACTGCTCAGAACGAAGCTGCTGCAGCAAACAAACTAAGAGTTGTTCAAGAGAAGGCCAACGCAGCGGCTCTTGCTTTCATTAAACGTAAACGCAACGAGAGTATCCTCGCTCTTGGAGAAGAGGCAGACCAGCTTATCTCAAATGCAAACCAAGCTCTTGATCTTGACGAGAAGGTTGCAGCAGAAAAACGTGCGAATGCTATAGAAACTGCAAACTTCAACTTCTCTCT